GCTTTAGTCTTGACATTTTTCGGTTCTCCTTATTGAGATTATGATTTTAATTAGAGTAGGACGCGCACGATGGCAGCGAACTGACCACCGGTTGACTGATGAATTTCCGCAGGGTGACCATCATTAGCCGAACCAGGAGTACGATCAGCGAGTGACACGCCATCATAATCATGGAAAGTCTTGACAGTAGCAAGATCAGCCTTGGGTGAACGATCAAGAGTATAGCACTTACCAACAATGTCCTCGGGACGATGGTAAGCTGTGCTGACATACGCCGTAGCAGTTACGGTTGCAGCATTATTGAGAGTTGCACCGCTCGCGCCATCTGTGGCAACCACTGAAGTCTCATCAGGACGAGCCACATAAGGAACGAAGTTAGAGTACTTGTCATACGCAAGGTAATCACCAGGCTTAACATTACCACTCACACCAGCAAACACTGCAACGTCAACAACCTGATCATCAGAGTCAGCATCAGGATCCGTAGCGTCAGCACCAAGAAGCGCAGCAGCAGGAGTTGGTGAATAGCTGAATGTAACAACAGTGCCAGAAGCAGCAAGCGTACCAGCGCCGCCATCTTCGTACATGAAAAGAAGACCAAGGTCACGATCAACAAAGTAATCGCCAGTCTTCTTTAGACTGTCAGGGCTTGACTTCTCAGCCTTAAGCATTGCAGCACTAACCGTAGCAGAACCATAAGCAATGGGGTTATAAAGGTTATGCTCAATATTCTTGCGACCAAAAGCAAGAGCAACCCAGTTCTCACTGGTGACATCTGCATAACGAACAGGAAGAAGAACTTTCAAGTCAGAGCTACCAGCGCCACCAAGATCGGCACCGAAGATCCAACGTGGTGTAGCTGATACTTCAAGCTGACTAAGAGCAGTCACCTTTGAGGTATTCCCAAGAGTAGTAAGAGTACCGCTCTTCACAGGAGCGACAGGAAGACGAAGAGTGTGATCCTGACCAGTCCAGAACGTTGACTTGTTCTCACGACGATAGTTCATGAAACGAAGCTTATTAGGCTGCGTACCATCACCACCAGCCCAAGCGTAAACCACGTTAGCAGCAACACCAATTGGACGAGAAATGAAAGCCTCACAAGTCTCTGAGGCGCCAATAAGACCACGCTGCTTAAGCTTAAGCGTAACCTGATCAACATCATACTCAACAGCACTAGCAACAGGAAGACCAGTTGTAAGGTCTTCAATGCGCTCAGCTACGTCCTTAGATGTATACTTAAGAATCTTAGTAGTGCCACCAGCAATTCTAGCAGCCTTCCAAGCAAGACGAATACCAGCAGGAACAAGACGACCTACTGTGCCCTGGTTGATTGAAGAAGTAGCATTCTCACCAGTAAGGCTTTCACGCGTAAGAGCGACAAGCTTACCAGGCATGATAACAACCTTATCGGTGAAGACGTGACGCTGATAGTCATAAGTGAAATAGCCAGCGCCTGAATTGGTAGCGCCACGGCTAATTGGGAGCCAAGCCGCAGCGGCAAGGTCATTCTGAGGAGCAACCGTATCGCCATGCGTAGGGGCGATAATCGGCTTACCATAATCGATATCTCTAAACTTTCTGTATGTTGCCATAATTTTCTCCTATAATTTGGGTTAGACTTTCACATCTAGTGGGTTAAACTTTCCTGAAATAAAGCCAGAACGCACCTGTTGCACAAGATAGTTCTCAGCTTTATTTATATCATGATTTCGTAATTCTTTATATTTACTAGCAACTCTGCGCTCTACAGAAGTCCAGTATTCAGGTGTAGTATCCATTGCATCTTCAATGGTATTCATATCAAGCTTCTTGCCAAGCTCTTTAGGCTCAACAGAATCTTCAATAACAATCTCTTCTGACTCTGAGCTATCAACAATCTCAGTTGTTGTCTCTTCTGCCGAATCCATTGGGCCACTCATTTCTTCGCTAACTTCCTGAGCAGGGGACTCTGAAGGAATTTCCATGCCAGCAGTCTGAAGGGAAGAACCAAGTTGCCACTGCCACTTCTGATGCATATCAATACGCTCAGCTACGAAGTTTGCAACACCTTGCTCATTAGCAGCATTAGCCATGTCAAAGACATCCTTAAGCATAGCAAGCATCACCACATTCTTCTTGTACATATCAAGAGCAAGTTCACTTGCTTCAGTAGTCATGGAGTCGTCTTTAATTGTCGCTGTCTCGACCATATAAGTAAGAGAGTGAGGGAATGAACCAAGCTTGCGGATATTTTCAGCAAGTGGGTCTACTGAACTAGAGTAGATGTCGTCATAGATATTTCCAAATAGCTCGTGATACTGAGCAAAGTCAGGACCAGCCACATTCCAATGTGCACGGTGTGCAGTAGAGTACAGAGCAATTACATTGCTAAGCAAGCCTTTAAGGGCATCAGCCACTTGAGCTGTACTAGTTGTCATTTCAGTTTCCATATTATTCCTCCAAAAGGATTAGTGTTACTTGTTAAATATATATTACTTCTTAGAAGACTTTGGATGACCCTTTGGTAGAAGATCAGTGTCAAAGGCCTTTCTCTTAAAACTTCCACCTCTTACTGCATATAGAAACCCATTAACTCTTGCAAATGCCCATTGTTCAGCGCTTGCAACATTAGGGCGAACACTACTAGGGTTTGTCTTATATGCGCCAATACCACGATTGTACACAGACCTTAGCATACCTGTAGTAACCTTCTTACCTTCCTTGTCACCATACTTGTCATTGTGTTCTTTAGCCTTAGCTGCAAGAGTACTACTTACACCATCAGCATCTTCAATAACTATCTCCTCAGAGTTATCTTGCTGGTCGCCCATAGGGCCAATAGGAGGAGTCTCTTTCTTGCTCCACACAATAGGAGCCATAATCTTCTTAAGCTCAGAGAAGTTCTTTATAACTTTTCTGTCGGTCTTCTTGACTTTAGAAGCGTCATCAAGAGTCTCAACCTCTGTCTGGTCTTCGGAGTCTTCAACTTCCATGTAGACTTCTAGAGTAGCAACAGGATCATCACCAGTTGCTTCTTTCGATTCGCTAGTTCCAGAGAGAGAAACCTTACCATCTCTGTCAACTTTCGTAACCTTACCCTTTGCATATTTAAGAGGATCTGGATCCTTATTAACTGCATAGGAAACAAAGTCGCCTACCTTGATCATCTTGGCATCTTCAATATCTTCATTGTAGTCGTCTTCCACTGAGTAGTAATCATCAAAGATATCTAGCACCCAATCACTAGCGTTGTCTTCAGTTCTCATTCTTTGGATTCTAGCAGCTCTGGCATCAGCCCAGCTCTTGCCACCATCACCACCCCAAAGGTCCCAAGCAATGCGTCCAGCAGAAGGAAAACCTTCTTCGCCTTGGCTAAAGCCAGAAGCCTTTTTGTCAACTTCATGACGTGCAAAGAAACTCTTCATACGCATAACAGTAGAAGCAGAAAGTTCTTTCCGATTCATAAGATCTCTTGCGCGGGCGACGCCCACGGGCGTACCGCCTCTTTTGAACTCTGCACGCCATTCAAGGGCACGCTTAGCAGCTGATGCCATACCTGGTGTTGGAACAAATCCTTCGGCTGCATCATCAATTTCTGCAACAAATAGATCTTGAATTTCTTCCCCAAATTCACTCTCATCCATCTTAGACTTGCCGGCATCTTGCATACGTGCAAGCATCTTCTGGGCACGAGCCTGGATTGACTTAACCTTATCCTCAGCAAGACCCTTAACTTGAGGAGCTCTAGCAATTGCATTGCGAAGATGAGGAAGATCAACCTTACCATCTTCTCCCTTGTACGGGAGATGGCGAAGTGAACGAGGCTTAGTTTTGCCCTCTTCATCTTTCTCGCCACCTGGAGTAATATAGAAGAATGAGCTATCTGGGAGATTGTTAACGTAAGCGGTTGTCCAGACGGCATCATCAATGGTAATTGTCTTTACCATCTCAGAGAACATCTCAGCTGACATATCATCGGCTAATTCTACATTGAAGTTACTAGCAAGAAATTCCTTAACAGAGTCTAGTAGTGACTTAGTATCAAGTTCAACCTTGGCAAGCTTTTCGTCAGCAATAGCTTTACCAGAGCGTAACTCTTCAAGCTCTGACATTACCTCTATAGGAGCAATAGATTTTGACTTAATGTATTCGTCAACAATTGAAAGGATTTCCTTCTTATTGTCTTCTGATAGTACGCTGGGCATTTCTTGCTCCTCTTGATTAGTTAGGTTAGTTTGATCTTCCATAGGTTCTGCTTTGTTTGCAGAGACTAGCCCATCTGGAATAACAGCAAATCTGCAGTAGCCATTAGGCTCTATGGTTTGGGAAATAATTTTACAACGATTCTCACTAGCATGAAGAGCACAATTACCACACTTAACACCAATACTAAGATTTTCATTCTCTGGACCACTCTCATAACCAACCCAAATACCGGGAGCCTTATCAAGGGGTCCAACTTTACTAGCAAGAGTGATTAAAGAATCTGCTAAAGCTTTCTCTTCCTCTGAAAGCTGGGTATACAGATCAACATCATCTTCTGCAATCTCGACTGGGAGCGTAGCAACTGGGCCATTGTCAAAGCTAGCCATAATCTCTGAGTCACTGATATCAGTGACAGTATTCTTGAAGCAATCAGTCATTACCATAGTAGTCTTGAAGTTATCTAGATATTGCTGAAGTGCGTCGCCGCCAACTTCTTTGTAATTCATTACTCTGGCATGAACATCGGCAGGGTGTGTAACATAAGCATAGCCGCGATAGCGAAGACCACTTGGTACGCCATAAGCTTTAACGCCATCAATGTCATCACCAATGTCCCATTCCATCTCATCAGTCTTGTATGATCTGCCACTAATAGAATCGTAAAGATCATTAGGAGTCATCTCAACGCTGACTGTAAGATAGCGCCCATCAAGTGTTTTCTCTACAGCCTCTGGATCTGTAACAAGTCCCTTGACAAGTACCCATCCAAGGCCCTCAAAATCCTCATCAGTCATCATTCCAGACTTGGCAAGCTTCTTCATATAGGGAGCCATAGCAACATCAGGAGCCTTAAGCATAAGGCCATCCTTGATCATTATAGAGCTAACGTTATAAGCAGCTTTAGGGTTGTCTACCCAGGTTCCACCAATAGCACGACCGACCGCGCCTACCTCTCTATTCTCAATCTTCTTACCATCAACGACAGCAACTTCCTTGTGCATAGGCTTAATAGGAATGTTGTATGGATTAGTAAGTGTAGGAATTGCATCTTTCAAGTCAGATGGCATATAGATAAGATTGTTCTGAGTGGGTCTCATACCGTGAGTAACCTTTGTAAGAGTTACTAGACCAACCTTATTCTCTGCAACACCATCACTGATAAAGTATTTAAAATCAAGAAAGTGCGGGCTTTTCTTGTCCCACACTTCATGGGTAAAATCGCCCTTGACACTATTAACAAAATAGTCCTGAACAATACCTTCTTGTAATAGTCTTTTACTTGTCTTCATTAGCCTTCCTTATAATGACTTTGCTATTAGGATGATCAGGCGGTAAATCATAATACTTACTATCTGAGATTTTTCTATTATCTATTATAGACTGACTACTTTGATTATATACCTGGTATGATTCTTCGCCGCTATCCTTTAACGCATTGAAAACACCCCAGTTATAACTTCTCATTCTTTCTGTCTCATAGATAGTCATCATCCTATGACCAATAGTCTTAGCTGTGTCAGTTATAGTATTGCCTTGCCGATTGCGCATCTCAATATGTAACTTATCTATAAAGAACTTCTGAACCTTCAACTGGAATTCTATGTTGCCAGTATGAGTCTCATTAGTTAAGTTAGAAGAGTCAGCATACTCAGAGTAGCCTTTTATGTAAGCTTTAATGCTGTTATCTTTGAGCATAATAGAGGAACGTTCGAATGCTGCGTCAACAGTAAATTCAGGATGAATGTCATAGTCAGCATTTTCCCTTAGGTGGCCAACTAGTGCATTCACGTCCTCTCTGTATTCATCAAAATCTAGAATAGTATCTGTAACTAGACTTCCCGGTCCGCTTTTAGTACCGTGCTGGTTTGACGGCCTAACAGCATTAGCATTTGCTTTACCACTAGGCAGCGCTATTGAATTTTTTTTTTAATATCTGCTGGATCTTTTTCAGTAGCCAAGGCTGGCTTCTTTGCTGTATTGCCGGCTGCTAGATCCCTAGCCTTCTGTAAGTCACCAGAAGACATTGGAGTTTTGTCACTCTTTGCAGAGGTCTCAGCAAGAGGAGACATTGGGTTTGCCCCAAGTCTAAGAAGCTCTTGAGCTTCAGTGACCATCTTGTAGTACGAATGATTCCAGTCATCATCTGTAGAGCTTGACATACCAATGCGATCTCTTAACTCATCATGGCTAATCGCGCTATTTAGCCATAGCTGAATTGCAGCATTCTCTTTCTTTATTTGATTTTCAACATCTATTTCTTTGAATCTAAGAACAACCTTATTCTCTGGTTCAAGCCAGTCAAAGCTATTATCTTCCGTACTTTCTTGAAGCATTGGAACAATAAGATGAGCGTAGATTTGTTCTTCAAGAACAAGCTGATCACTCTTAACTGCATTGATAAGACTACTAGACATAGTAGCAGCAGTTGATCTATTAGCGGTGTCACCTTCACCAATGTCTACTGTTGATAGGCCAAGTGCAGCAAGAACACGCTTCTTAAAATAGTCAAGATAACTTTCAGCTCTAAGAGAGCGACCTTCTGCTCCAATCATTTTAATTTCATGGCGTTCAGGAGTAACAAAGAAACCTTCTGGTGGTTGGTTATTAATAATCTCAGTAACCATACTAATCTCATCTCTGCCGTCTGGCAAAATAGTAGCTGGCATTGCTTCTGTTCCAACCTTGTACTGGACAATTGGGAAGATACTTTGATGAAGTAAAACTTCTACGTCAGTTTCAATTCTACGCAAAGCTTTAATATCTTCTATGGCAGCACTACATCTAGGCGTACCAACAATAAAACCTTCAAGCTTATTAACATGGAAATGTATGATCTCGCTAGGCTCATAGATTGTTGTAGGACGAGTATTCTCCGTCCAATCCTCTTCACTGTATTGTCGATACTTTACGGGCTGTTTAAGGTCGTTGACCTTAACCTGGATCATACTCGTAGGAAGTATGTGAAGTGAGCTAATTGGGGCTATCTTACGCCCTTTAGAGTCTGTTCTAGTATAGCCACCAGATGTCTTATCATTGCGCTTAACAAGAACAAAGCAATTACTATATCTAATAATATTCTTAGCAATATCAGTTATAAACTGTCTAGGTGTAGTGCGACTAACGTAACACACTTCCTTTAATCTTCGCTCTACGTAGTCTACAAGGTCTGGATCTTTTCCTATGACCTCATAGCCTTCTTTCATAAACAGGGAAAGTTTCTTATCAAAGCTAATTTGAAGGTAAGCTTCAATAGTAGCAACCTTATCTATTTCTTTAAAGTCATGCTCTAACTTCTGCCAGTCATTCATAAAGTAAGGACGTGTTGTCCTGTAATTAAATACAGGATCCTTTGTCTTTTCTAGACTAGGGCCAGGCATCTTACTTTCTGCGTCTTCAATGTTACTCACTGAAGATGCAAGATTCTTAAGATTAATGACTTGTGCTTTTAATTTAAACATTGTTAATTTTGGCTCCTAAAGCTATCTGCTTCCAAAACTCTAAACTTTCGCCTTTACTTATTATAGAAGATTTTGCTTTATCACAATTAACTAGATTAAACCTTCTATCAGTTATTGGATTCTCAATGTAAGCTTGACGACCTAAAATAGCAACTCCGTCAGGTTGAGTTCTAGTAACTATATTCTCATACTTGACTTCTTGAAGGTCTGTCATTTCTGCTAACTCTGTTGTAGTAAACGGACTCTCAAAGATAAAAGTCTCCCCATTCCCATCAGTGGCCGGAACAGGAATAGGTATACATACCTGCTTATTGTCATCAAAGACCTTATCAAGATTACTAAGCAATGTATAAACAGAAGAGATTGCCATAATCTTAGTTGCAAGTTCAACTTTTTGGACTGAGTTTTTGCTTATAAAATCATTCAAATCTTTTAGCGCTTTCTTGATCCACTTACTTATCCCTTGCATCGTGTCACTTGATTCTATTACTATTGCCTTAACAGCCTCAAGACTGTCAATGACATTACCAGCAAATAAAGGACTAGCAACAACTGAGAAGACTTTATTATTAACAATGCCTGTCACATCTGCTGGTTCAATTTTCCCACTCTTATAGACTTTATTTAAACTTTCTTTAACTCGAGGGTCAAGATTATTTAAAGCACTAGGACTTTTTAATGCGTCCAATGTTAATCCAAACTGACTACTCGCTGCCGTCACAGGATCAGAGAGTGCGGCACCTATATCTTGCAATCTTGATAGACTATCAAGGGCACAAATTTGATAACCTGGCAGCGGAGATATACTGAATCTAAAACTAAGATCTACAAGCTTGAGAGCAGGCTGAAGTATGCCGCCTATTAAAATCTGTCCTAGGAAATCTAATCCAAAATTATTAGAGAATACTTCTTTCCATGTAAAGAAAAGAAGAGATATACAAGATGCAATTATAAATGCTTTCTCTATAGGACAAAGATTTCCCATTCTAGCTAAGCTGCAAAGATTCTGTTTGAAAATAGATTCTGTATCAATAGCAAACTTAATCTTGCCAATCAGAAACTCTAAGCTATCTATTAACTCTTTGGCTTCATATTCAAAATCTAATCCAAGATTAAAATCTTTTTTGAACTTACTAGTGTCCATAAAATCTTTAGCAAAGCAATCCAAACAGCTTCCCCAGATATCTGCCAAGTAGTAATCTTTGTTATTATTTTTACCCTTTGCTACTGTGTAAG